CATCAAAGCCCTGCGGAATGTAGAACTCACCGCCGGATGTAAACACTTGCAAGTGCCGGCCTGAGTACATGTCGACGATGGCGTTGAACGTGCCGGTGTCCATCGTGGCCTCAACGCCTTGGTCATCGAGAGCCTCGCCCGGATCGAAGTTAAAGAAGTCACCGACGACCGAACCCCAAATGGTGGAGGGACGGGTCTCGGTGCCACCAAGGTACAGCCGGCCCTCGTGAAACGTCACGGCGCGCGGGTAGCCATTGCTAGACGACCAGCTCTCTTCGTAACCGCGCTCAAACTCAAAGTCGGCTTTAGCGATGTCCTCACTGTCAAACAGTGGCACTTCGGCAAAACACTCCAGCGTGTGGTTGTCTGCCTTGCGCACAATACGCAGCCGGCCAAACGGGGACACAATAATGTACTGCCCCTCATAGTAGCTTGCCGCTTGCGTGAACGCATTGCTTTCCGAGCTGCCGCCAGACTTCATAGCCTCGACAGTGATGTTGCCAGAAACACCGTTGACCTTTAGGTGGTCAAAGCTGTCGGCGGTGATTGTGGTGCCGGCCACCGTGGTAATCGTAAACGCAAAGCGCGGCGGGTTGAAAAACGTAATCGTGCTGACTGTCCAAGAGCTGTCACTAGCGCCGCGCACAATCTTAATCGGTGCCATATCGGCATGCACAATAATGAGCGTGTCAGCCGACTGGATGAAGTTCATTTCCGGCAGCTTGTTCTTGTCGAGTTGCGACACCGTCAGGTAGTTATTGCCAGACCCGTTGATGTTGGTGATTTGCACGCCGTCCTTAAAGATATACATCTTGGCGCTAGACGTGCCGCCGGTAAACACAAGCATGTAGCTGTCGCTGATGCTGAACTCGAACGGCACCATACGCACAGCGTTGGCCGCGTCGCTGTCCAGCTCGGCAATGTACTTAGTGCCGTCACGCCGGGTCGCGCCACCCTGCGGCTGGATGACGACGTTGCGTGCTGTCGTGAGGCCGGAGCCGTATTGCTGGATGTCAGTGCGCGCCCGCAACTTGGGATCCAGCTCGCCTGCGGTAAAGTCGTTCTGGATTTGGATGATGCGCGACATTAGCGTACGTCCGTGATTGGGAACTCTTGGATTTGTTGTGACGGCCGGTCTTGCCCGTCAATGTTGATTGCTACACGAACCAAGCCGCCGCGCATGTTGTCGCTCGGTGAGCCGTATGCACGGTTGTGGAAATAGTCGGCCTTGGTGATTTGGTCAGTAATCGGCTCGGCAAACTCAGCGGCCAATGCCGTCTTGAGTAGGCGCACGAAGTACTGCGGAAACAGTGAAGCGTCGGGGCGGAACTGGTAGTCGATCCACACTTCCGGGTAGTCAGTGTAGAAGCCGCCGGCATAAATCTCGAAGTCGCGCACCGGCAAACCGCCGACTGCGCTGGTGTTAAATACAGCTTTTGGATTGCCGAGAATGTCACTCGGCAGAGCGTACTTGTAAGTCCACTCATTGATGGGAGCGTCGGAGAGCTGGGCCAGCTTTACCTTTTTCATCGTCCAGCTATACGGGTACTGCATCAGCAGCGTGTCGCGTACGTCGTCATACAAACGGTCGGCGACCTGCGCCTCGTCTGTACCATCAGCAAAGCTCGACAACGGAGACGCGCCGAGCATGATGAGTGCATCTGAACAGATGGAAAGTTTTGTATCGCCAGCGGCCATTTACGCCTCCAAAGAAAAATGGATGGGGGTGACCGAAGCCACCCCCAGCCGGAGCTTACGAGCCAGCAGTCACATCGACTGCGGTGCCGTTTGACAGGTCAACATCTGTGCCGTCATTCGACACAACGACAGACAAGGTCATTGTCGGTGTTGCGGTATCATAAATGATAACCAAGTCACCAACATTGAGCGTGTCAACGAGGTCGTTGAAGTAACCAGAACCAGTTACCGTCGCTTTGGCTTCAGCAGAGCTGTAGCTGTAGATCGACGGAGCGCTGCCGCGCTTGTTGGCTGCAATTACATTAAATCCAGTTGCGGAATATGCCATTAGTCAGTCTCCTTATTCAGTTGCGCTGACTTTGACGATGCCTTCGTCGTCAATGGCAACGGCACCAGCCGAGAACATTGAAGCGACCAAGAACGAAGTCTTTTCAGCAACGTAGTTGATTTCAGAACGCTGACCCATACCAACGCCCAGACCAGCCGCATCGCGGTGGAAGAACAGGTTGGTGCGGACACTGCCGGAAAGCGGCAGGCCACCCTCGTCACGGTCACCAATAGTGATGAACTTGAAGCCGAGGAAGGTGTCGATTTCGCCAGTCGACAGAGCTTTGACAGTGGCAAAGTCTGAGCTGGTCAGTTCAGTTTCGTCCAGCAGAGCTGACAGGCCGTTTGCGTGGATGACAGCGCAGCGACCTTCGGCCGGTACGTTTTTGGCATCCATTGCTTTTTTGGCAGCCAGCAGTTTGGCGAGGTTCAGGTTCGTGTCATCGCCGCCAACATCGGTGCTAACAGTCGACGGGCTGGAAGCTGCATTGATTGCATCAATGACGAGCTGATCCATACGGCGGCCGATAGCGTTACCGACAACTTGGACAAGCTCACGGCGCTCGTCAAAGTTGACTTTCTGCTGATGGAAAATGTCAGAATATTCGGCAGCGATGTAGTCTGACATAGTTGCAGTGACTTGCGAGTAAGTCACGTTCAACGGGGTTACATCTGTTTGCGGTACGCGAACAGTGGCGGTGCCTTTCCCGATTTTCGGGAATTTCACCTGATTGCCTTCGACGTTGTTGCGCTCACGGGTCACACCGGCAAGGCTGCGACCAGCCTGATATGCCTGTTTGACTTCTGCATCGAACAACTGAACGAAAGCTGAAGTAATGCCTTGTGCCATTACGAGTTCCTTTCAGGATTGGTTAATACAAAGTTTCCGTTACAGGTGTCCGTTGCCGGGCTGTGACTTGGGCGCTCACGCTGCGCCCCGGAGCGGGTCTCGTCGGGCCAAATGGTTATCCAACAAATCAGATTGTACAGAAAAAGGGCGACACTGTAAACAGTGCCGCCCCCGGAGGTTAATCATGAACAATCATATTATACAGGACTATAGTCGCTGTTTCCATAGACACGTTCAAACAACTTCTCGACCTTGTTGCGGTAGGACGGATCGCTCGCATAACGCGGGTCACCGACCATCGCTGTCAGCTCTTCTTTGGACGGTGCGCCTTCCGGCTCACCGACATTGACCGGCACAGTCTGGTCGCCGTAATAGCCACGCAGTTTCTGCAAGGCCCGGAGACCTTGCGCAGTGCCGCCCATAATTTTGAACTCTTCGAAGTCGTCCTCGCCCCAGATGCCCTTACGCACCAAGCCTTGCGCCCAATCGGTCATAGACTTGATGGTCAGGTCGGCATTTGGGCCGAGCTTCTTATACTCTTCGTCATAGGCAATCTGCTCTTCCATAGCTTCTTGCCCGGCCAGTTCGACAAACTTTGCGCCCAGCTCCTCAAAGGCAGCTTGGCTGATGCCGTTCTCTTTTGCCCACTCTGTGTAGGTGGCCATCAGCGGATCGTCTGCCTCGATGTTCGCGTCGGTGAACATCTGTGTGTCGTAATTCTCAGGCGCTTTGTGTTTGCCTTGTGAGAACTTCTTTTGCAGCTCCGAATAGCTCTTGGCTAGGTTTTCAATGTCGGGGCCACTTTCGTCGTTCCAAAATTTTTCAGGGAACCAGTCTTCGCGGGTAAATTCAATTTCCTCGCCTTCTGCTGCCAGCGTAGTGTCCTCGACACTGGGCTGGGTGTCCGGCTCAAGATGGGAAATCGTTTCTTGCTCCGGCTGCTGGTTATCCTCGCTTTCAATGGTAGCTTGGGCCATCAGTCCTTCGTCTTCGCTCATAGCTCTGATGCTCTCCTTATACGGCGTTCGATTTCTCGAACTATTGAGTTTTGGCCTTCGCGGGCATAGCCGTGCGATGCTTCCTCGCCCGGATACCACGTCGGCTGTTCAATCGTCAGCGACCGCAAGTGCTGCATCAGCTCCTGCCCATCGTCGCTGCCGAACACACGCAGATACAATCGGTCGATGTCGTCCTGATTGTCCTGCTGTGTCTGTCGGAGCTGCGGCTCAACTGTGCGCAGCCCATCCCATCCTTCAATGCTTTGTGACATTCTTGATAACCTTCCTAATCCACCAAGTGCGTGGGTAGCGTTGGCGCATAAAGTATTCACCCCATCGGCCAGCCC